ATTATCAATCTATAATATTAGCGAACGACACTACGAACGCGGGCAACAGTTCGTCGGCCCACATTACGAGTAGCTTCAACAGTGCGGCGAGTTACTGCTACTGGAACAGCAACAATTTCGCGGGTTACATTAACTGCTCGACTACGAAGCGAACAGGAACCATTGGCGCACTCGCCAGCATAACCTGTTGAACAAACTGTGGCCAAAGCAATCATCAGAATAACATTCTTCATATTAATCTCCTTGTATAAAATTATTATCAAAAAAACAACATCGTCCTTGATGGGTATTTCACAATCGTCCTCTAAGCTCCAGTGTATCATAGTCACGGGAGCAACAAGTTCCAGATTCAAAATCTTGGGGAAGACCGTTTATCTGGTATGTTGGTCACATAAAATTTTTTTGTCTTGACAAGATGATGATATCCTTTAATATTTATGCAGCTGGGGTGGATATAATATATACTACTAGTATACCTATTTACTACAACAACCTCTTGCTTTCTACCAGCAGCCTGTTATAATCATAGCGTACAGAAGCTCCAACCTGTTCAATCCATGCAGAGAAAAACAAACAAAGCGAGAATGAGCATATTATGTCCTGAGTTTAGGGTGAAAAGAATAACCAGAACATAATTTAGTTATTTACCATAGTACCTCCGTAATTAGAATTCTTTCTGCAATCTCCTGAGTGCGTGTTACAATCCCAGTATACCACAAGTATCGGTCGCCACAAGGTCTTGGCTTTAAACGATTTAGATCAGATACCCAGAGTCACCAAGGGTTTTAATAGTAACGGCCAGACCCGGCACCAGATCAATTGAGGATGATTCCCCATACGATACCCAGATGGCATCAGAATGTTCCCAGTTCAATTTTACAATATAGTTACTATCACTATTACAAACAAACACAGTCTTGCTGTATTTGGGATAAGAGATAATAAGAGGAGTTAATTGATTAGATTTTAATACTATATTAGTTTCCTCATACAACTCCCTCACTGCACAATCAACTAAAGTTTCATCATGTTCTAATTTTCCACCGGGTAAACAATATCGTCCGGGATTCCACGGCGCAGAATCTCCACGTTTTAGCAACAATAATTTATTGTTACTAATCAAAGCTACTGTAGCACTTTTTTGCATATATTAGTATTTTGGCTTAGTATCCAACAATAATATCATAACAACTATAATAACAACTAAAAGCATTTAAATCCTTTATATCTTTATACTTCCGGGTTTCCATATTAGTCCTATAGAAAATCCCATTATAAAGTTCAATCCTGCAACATAAACTATATTCTCATAAAAAGTTCTTATAGACAAATATCCATAAAATAGATCGTGAGCCATATATTCTTTATAAGAACTATTAGTAAGAATCTCTAGTTCCGTTTCCATCATAGAGACTCCGATCCATGCGAATAAACATCCGCAAAAAATAGCCCGAATTATTCTCCACAGAGCTTTCATAAAGCCCTCCGAAATTAGGCCACCCAAAATCACTAATAAGTTTTATACACCGCTACTCAGTGATCTTTAGATAATAGATCAAGCTTATACAGAACAGTGCGATCAACCAGAAAACTATAGTCATTCTTTTACAACCTCTTTCAGTTTTTTAGTAATATTATCATATGTTTTACTAACAGCGCCAGTAACAGTATAATCTTCCTTATAGGCACTAATAGCATCAAGAATCTTCCAAGCTTCTTGTTTACTAAGTTCTACTTCCATTAGTTATTCTCCTTGTTGATTATATATTGAGTTTTTCCATCCCACTCCACGTTATTTAATCTAGCCTGTAATTCCTCAGGACAACAAGAGTATGCTGCCATGCTCATCCATGATGGAGAAACATATCTATAATGAGCCTCCTGAAGATAATCTCTTTCTCCATTTTCTTTATAGAAAAGAGGTTGACCAGATTCATCCCAAAGTTTTTGCATTATTCAATCTCCAAAATTAAGCGTACATTAAAAGGAAGGTGATCCACAAGAATAGTATGGCTATATGCCAGAAATTTTTCGGACTTTGCAAGAATATCATAATACCTCCCCTTAAGGACGTATTAGAATACACTAATTTAGTTGTCCAAAACATCCGGCCATGATGGACTTACAAAATCACGACAAATAATCTCGCCAAGTCTTACCAAAGATTTACGAGTACCTTCGCTAAGGTTGGGTTCTTTCAACAGTCTAACATAAAGGTCTCTGTAATTATTGTCAATTTCAGATAAAATATTCTGAGCATTACGCAAATCTTCTTTGATATTATAAGTATTATTCATTATTCAGTCTCCAAAAGGTTAGGGTAGTAATCCACAATCTGTTCTTCCAACATTTTATTAGTTAATCCACTCTTATTATCCACCAACATTTGATAAGCAAAACTATACAGAGTATTAAAGTCCATATCGTCCAAAAGCCTGTGGCAATAGACACTAGTAATATCAGCCCTATTTTGATCAGTAATTTTCATTCTTTCCTGCATCATTTCAAAGGACCCCGACTTTTGCCTGACTACATTATCAGACTACAAAAAACAATCATATTTTCTTATTGAGAATAATTCTCAACTTTATACCATCTCATTACATACCTTGTTACTATCCACAGTATACCACACTGGTTGATTTGACGCAAGTGGTTGAAACATAAGAACTTAGATTCAACAAGCCTTGTTACTATTCGTATTTTCTCGCTGACTATCTTCAAGTCACGCAAATCCGTTGGATTAGCTGATACAAATGAATACAATTCTATTTTTATATTCATCATTACTATTTTTACCTAACTCTTTGCCAGACAACACCTTGCGTCTCATCCATTATATCGTCATACGCAACCCCTTGTCTATAGGGAACTTACGAGAAACTGTTACAAAATTTACGTAAGTCCTTACCACTACTAAACTTAGGACGAAATTTGCGGGCCGGATTTGACGTAAGTCCTTTGCTATCAACCACTTACGGAATCACCTACTATCTACAAAAAAGAGGAAGCCGCCCCCCACTTCTGAGGGACGGCCTCCCCGAGCCACGCACCACGAAAGGATCGTTACAGAGCGTTTGCAAACTGCATCGCAGTTTCCAGAGCCTTCGTATTGTCATTAGCGTTCTGTCCAAACCAGAGCGAATCGAGACGATTATCGGTCGTGCGACCCTTGCTGTAATTCAGATACTCGTTGAAGCCGTTGTAAGCGGCCCACCACGTTCCACGCACACCCGTTGCACTCTGCTTCGGGCCTTCCACCAAGGTGAGAATCTCGTCCATGATATTACGAGTACGAGTCTTGATATCCTTATCCTCAGTACCCTCGATACCGAGCATCACCTTGACATATCGACGAACATCAACTTGATTGAAGTTCTTCGACGCGAGGAATCGGAACTGTTCAGCAGTTGCCTCAAACTCCGCATTGATATTGTCCATGATATCCCGAACCTGTTCGAGATTATTCTTGCTGGAACGGGTATGACGAATCCGAATCAGCTTGGAGCCACTACCCTTGCTGTGAGCCATAGCCATTGTGTTCGCACACACAACGCGGATCGGAGTATATCCGACACGAATAGCGGTCGTACCATCATGGCTGTTGGACAGCAGGATAAACTTGCAAACATCATCACCCTTGACGATCTCGCTATTGTCGCGGTTCAGTTGGGCAAGAACCCAAACCTTCGCACCGCTGTGGAGAGAACCGGCAGTGTGCAGATTGCACTCTCCAGCATCCAGAAACGGCTGGAACCAATCGAACGCTTCGCTGTTTTGCAGCGGAGTGTATCGCGGGCCGACAACTCCGAGAATGGAATTGTCAGTCTTGCGGTAGGTGGCACGAGCCGGAACGGGCGTTCCCTCTTGGGTGAATAGGTCTTTCAGACCAACTTCCCAATCCAGACCAGCGGCGGTAATCGCCTCCGAAACAGTGGGAGCCTCGTCCAACTGGTTACCCAGACCGTGCCACGGGGTAGCACCAACAAACATCATCTGTTCAACTGCATGAGCCATAATCATCCCTTTCGTGTTACTGAGCTTTCTTCGTTACGTTCTTCGATTCTACCATCTATTATCGGCAGTGTCAAGGGGGTGTCTTGAGAAAATTTTGTTTTGCTCTAAGTCGTTGCTAGATAAGCACTTACGACACGGCGGGCCGCGCCTACTGTCCCTAAGTCTTTAGTGGAGCAGGGTTTAGGAGAATTGTGCGATAACGCTGGCTAAATAATTTTTCGGTTTCTTTTGTGTACGCACACTCATCTGGCAGATAGCAATATAATCCATTGCAAATAGCTTTTGGATTATCTTCGTAGATAGCTTGGCGAATCCATTTTAGAGTATCTCCAGAGCAGATAAGATCATCCACAATAATATAACGGAAAGGAGAAACACCTTCAATATAAAAATCGCTATATCTTTTTTCATCAGGCTTACGAATAATTACAATATTTTTGTTGAGTAACTCTGCAATCTGCGGAACAACCATTAGGCCACTAACTCCGCAACATGCGATAGTATCAAAACTGTCGGCAATCTTTCGTAGATCGCACACTGCCTTGATAATAATTTTATTACGATTCTTATGATTCAATACTCGGCAAGTATGAGCAGCTCCTTGGATTATTTTTCCGTCTTCTGTTTGACGAAAATCCTCAATCTTCTGATTCATAATATTCATAAGTGTGGATGATACGATTCGAACGTACAGCTAATGAAGAAAGGAATAAAGAATATATAGTCTAGACCCACCTAGAAGCATCCACCAATATCAATCGTTATCTTCTTCTGAAATATCAGGATAATAATTCCTACCATAAGACGGAACTTCATCATCCTCCTCGGCATCTTGCATCCAAGGTTCTTCATCTAGACCAAGATCTTCGGTATTTTCTACCAATTCATCATAGTCATAGTTGTAACCATCATAGTAATCTTCGTATCTCATACTTCTACTCCCTTTCTTATCCTTATTCTACACTAACAGCCAACAATTGTCAAGTGGGTCCCCAGGGACTCGAACCCTGAACCTAAGAGTTAAAAGCTCCTTGCTCTGCCAATTGAGCTAGAGACCCATGTTTTGCAGTATATCAAAACTTCTTTCTGTGTCAAGTGACCCCACGGGGATTCGAACCCCGATACTTGGAACGAAAATCCAAGGTCCTAAACCATTAGACGATGGGGCCAGCCTCGTAACTCAAACGTCAGCCTCCGTAGCATAAAAGTAGGGCGTGTACGAGTCGAACGTACCTATGAACACCTTATAAGAGTGTCGGATGCAACCGGCTTACCTTACGCCCCGTGTTGTTTGATCATACCATAGTTATCGTCTGTTGTCAAGAACAAACTTTAGAAAATCCTAAGTCGTTATGCTCCAAGCACTTACGTCGAACGCGACCCGCCACATTTGTCCTAAGTCTTTTCATATCAACAACTTAGTGGTAGATGAGAGATTCGAACTCCCGAAGGCGATAGCCAGCAGATTTACAGTCTGCCCTCGTTGTCCACTTGAGTAATCTACCAAACGGAAGAAGTAGGATTCGAACCCACGGAGGTTGTTACGCCTCGGCACTTTAGTAAAATGCTGCCTTAGACCGCTCGGCCATTCTTCCTTAAGCTGCCCCGGTAGGATTCGAACCTACAACCTACAAATTAACAGTTTGCCGCACTACCGTTGTGCTACAGGGCATCAATTATTCTTCGTATTTACAAAACTCTAAACCAACATATCTAGCATCACTAGTTTGTCTCATAAATGTTCTATTCCTATGGCAATTGCAACAAACCAGTTCACACTTACTAATCTCTTCTTTTATTATTTCTATCGAGGTGCTGTGCTCTGAAAATTCTGAGATATTAAAATTCTTATCATCTCCAATATGATCAAATTCTAATAGCCAATAAGGATAATCTTCTTTACAGTCTGAGCATTTTTTTCCAGCTTTATATTCTTGTATATACTTTCTTACTTTTGTTCTGTATTCTTTAGTTCTGTTTTTAGTTTTATCCTTTTGACCTATTCCTACATGATATGCTATTGTGCCTTTTGAACACCCAAGCTTATCTTGTATTTGTCTATAAGAATAACCCTCAGCTTTTAGTTGTAAAATTTGATCTTTTAATTTCATAGTTCTTGACTCCTAGTATATAATAATTATACACCATCTGAGAGTCAAGATTCGAACCATAATTTAATGCCCGACTAGGATTCGAACCTAGAAACGACGGAACCAAAATCCGTTGCAGTACCATTGTGCTATCGGGCAATAAAAGCCAGTGGCAGGAGTTGCACCCGCGACATTCAAATTACAAATTTGACGCTCTGCTGACTGAGCTACACTGGCATACTACTAATCATAGTCAATAGTCCCCATTCTCGCAAGCCCTACGCTTTTCAGCGGATCGGGTTCGGGTTCGCTTGGGGCGATTGTCCATAACGGTGTGACGGTGTTCCTTGTGACCCGTAGGAACTTGCCACTGCGGTCTTACCTTGATCTTGATATGGTTGCGGCGTGGCCTCATATCGTCGTTGTTGTGGAGCGTAATCATGCCATTGTCCATTTTCGTGTAGGTAAAAAACTTTGTTAACATTAGGGTCGTAAGCCATCAGACAGTATTGTACGGGATAGACTGGTTTTGTCAAGACCTGTTTTTGTGGAAGTCTGGATAATTTTATATCACCTTTCTGATAATCTTTTACACCATTATAGGCTAATCCCAAAACAGCAATCAGAATCCCAACCCACTGGATCATTCTCTCACCCCTCGTTGATAGTCGTCTTGTTCTCATATATCTATTATCGACCAATCCGGCGGAGAAACTTTAGAAGATTTTTGAATTTGATCTAAAGTGTTGTGGGCTAAGGACTTACGTCAAAGCCGGGCGGCCCCGCTCGCCCTAAGTGCTGTCGCAGTAAGGGTTTGCGGAAAGTCTTATTCAATACTCCATCCTGCGTCTTTTAGAATATGACTAGTATGTAACACACAAGTTAATCCATCAGCATTTGTATAGTTTTTATATCCACGTTCATCAAGATAGATAAACTCATCTAGTGTATCATTTTCATTTGTTTCCCATATAGCATCCATCGCAGCATCTCTTGGACATTTGTTGCAGGAATAAATTAGTTCTAGTGTTCCAGATTTTATATAGTATTTGCTCATTATCTTTAATCCTGTAAGTTTTGACGAACTTTTTGACAGTGAACACAATTACACACTCCATAACAATCAACATCTTCATCAGCATCGTAATCAAACTGTCCATAAATATCTTCATCCCATTCAGTAAAGCTCTCAATTCCAAGGTCGATAACAACCGCTACCCATTTTCCCTTGCGCCGAATATAACCAAAATTACCCTTGTGGGCATCATTGTATGACAAGCCCATACTATCTAGTTTATCGACGACAAACTGTATCATTTGACCATTTTTACATTCACTCTGAAAACATTCACCATCACAATATTCATCATCATGACATTCCGGCATAGGTCGAGCAACTTCGGTCAAATAACCATGAGCGGTCAACTCACCATCGTGTCTACGAATCATACCAACATCCCCATATACCATAGGGGCCAAATCAAACTGAGCCAGATGCTTTTGAACCCGGTGGGCAAACTTAGCTTCTTTCTCGCTCTCAAACTCTTTGAAGCCCACACGCTTCCGGCCAATCTTTTTATCTTTGATAATATAGAAAGCATTTTTACTTCCTGCATCATCATACAATCCAACGTAGCTCATGATAATTCCTTTCAATGGGCTGGAAACAATACATTAGCCAAACCACGAACACACAAGTCACATGATATACTATCTTTAGTGCCGGTGCAAGTGATTTCCGACCGGCCACGACGAATTTCGGGACATACAACAAACTTTGTGGCATTGAGAACCACCAGCTTTGGCAGTGCTTGTCGCCATGCTTCGGCCTTTGCTTTGCTCTTGGGTCGCTTGGGTGCAATCTTCATATCACTATCACACCATGCGAACAGCTTGAAACCCTGTGCCAGAGCCTCGCCCATATCATTATCGTCATGCACACTAGCGTATACATTCATATACTTTTCCAGACTCACAAGTCGAGAATCGTAGATATGAGTATAAAACCACATATCGGGCAGACTATCGCCATCGGCAAGAATACTCTCACAAGCCCACGTTACATTAGCAACATAGTCTAGGTCAAGTTCCCCATTGAGAAACCAGTCACCACGCTCATGCCAACGGATAGACTTCTCACGACGCTTTGCTTCCAGAATCATGGCACGGATTTTATTCTTCTCCGTAATAACATTAGCAAACCCGGCAGTGCGGGCATTTTTATACTGATTCTCAGTCGCTTCAGCATAACAGCCATTACCAAGATAGTCGCAATCGGGCGGGCAAGTATCGCCAACCGGACGCGAAACCACAATGCAACCCTTACCCAACTTATCATTACCGTCTGCAGTTTTCATGTTCTTCTCCTGTGTCTACCGATTCTACACTATAGTATCGGCATAGTCAAGCGAAAAACTTCAAAAAATTATTCTTGACGCAAGTTGTTGTGAAATAAGGACTTACGACTCGGCCGGCCCGCCGCATTTGTCCTAAGTGCTTATGCAGTAAGGGTTTACGATAAACGAGAGCGACGGGACTCGAACCCGCAACCTCTAGCGTGACAAGCTAGCGATCTAACCAATTGATCTACGCCCCCAACAATAGCCCCAGCAGGAATCGAACCTGCAACTAGAGATTAGAAGTCACTTATTATATCCATTTAACTATGGGGCCGTCAATACCGCAAGCCCCCACGGCGTCCCGTGGAGGCTCGCAGCCATTATAACTCCCTAGAGTCGATCACGCAACCACTTCGGCAGTTTCCTTTTCTACCTTACCATCATGGGCATCGCCAGCCTGCTCGGCTGTCACACCCGTAACCCTCGCTCGCCACACCTTATAACCCTGCTCGCTAAAAGCCTTGACCTCACCGGCCTTGACATTCGCATGAACGTCGCCAGGGAGGCTACCGCTCAGGCAGTCACGAATCGAATCCACAACCGAATCACGATCAAGCTCATCGGCCACAACATCAATCACAAAACTAAACTTCTTCATGTCATTTCTCCAAAAGTGTTACAGTTACCAATCGTTCTAGTACCAGTATACGTTACTGTTACCCACTTGTCAAGTCCGTCGTGATGGTTTCTGTTGTTGGCATCATCGCGGAGTCTTGTCTCGTGATACTCTCATTCTACAGTATATTATCGGCATTGTCAAGCTGCAACTTGAGGATTGCTCAAAAAATTTTGATTTTGTCCTAAGTTGTTTGGTGGCAAGGACTTACATCAAGTTTGCGCCACCGGCCTCGCCCTAAGTTCTTTAGGGACAAGGCTTTAGGTCATGAGAGAAAACCCTCACAACCCAAACCCACCAGATCACGCAGCAGCGCTTCTGCCGCTTCGGGTGTTTTCAGAGTGATGCTCTGCTTGGCCCCGGACTTGGCAGGAACGAACTTATCGTAATGCCAGCCACCAACCAGATAGTCAGTCCAATCCTTGGCCTCTTTGAGACCCCATCCAGTGTGGAGGCGAATAGCCTTGATGGAATGGATACGATTGTCCAGAGTCAGACCTCCGGTGATCGTTACCATACGACGCTGGTTCACGCCCAGAGCCACTTCCAACGCACACACGATCTTCTCGAACATATCGAGATTGCAACCGTTCGACACCATGTTCAGAGCCTCACGAACACTCATTTCAACCTTGATCATAAATTCCAAAACTTTCTGTATACTTAGGGTCTATCTCGTAAATACCGTCAAAATTTCCGTTACGTTCTTCTAGAATATGAACCTGTCGCCCATCGGTAACTAAGGTGTCATACTCGCTGTTATCCCACACAAACTCACCACCATCACTCTCTCGTCGCCAGTGAACATCACGAATGGGATTATAATACAACTTCTCAAGATTGTCAATAGGCAAAGAGGGATAAAAATCCTTGCGAAGCATAACCTCCTCGCACTGTACCCAACCACTAACATTCTTTTTCTGTTTCTTATTGACCCATTTTGCCCTAGCTACCTTATTTACCAGCTTGCAACCACGCATCTCCAACTGGTATTCTGTAGGGTCTACATAAAATTGGTCAACCTTCTTCTCACCCTGCATAATATTTACTTGCCACTTGCGATAGTTCTGCCCATTGAGCAGATGAAATCGTACTTCGGCGTGTAGCTCTACCTGTTTCATTTCCCTCTCCCAACAACTATGCAATTGATCGGTTGATCTCCAACCATATCTCCATAGTATTTTGTGTGTCGTCCATTAT